CCTTCCGTCATGTTATATGGAGCTAACTCCATTACAGTGTTTAGCTCGTAGCAGTAGTTATCGTCTAAGTACACCTGTGTCAACAAGACAGCCTCTGTACTGACTGGTTCTACTGGATCTGGCATGGTGCCTGGGTCAGTATGAGGTGCGACGTATGCTAAGTATAAGTTACCTACTGTGGTAACATTCTTTATACTAGCCATTAGTAGGTCTTGTGTACTCATATTAGTAAACCCACCAAAATTAGGCAGCATTAGTTCAATCGTAGCAGTAACATAGTTACTTAATGTAGGTGCTATTGGTTGTACCACACCATTTACTAGTATATCACCTGTTATAGTGCCTACGTACTCAGTCCCAGAAGCACCTAGCTCTGACACCAGCGTCGCTGTAGCTTCTGCAGTTGCGAGTTCGCCTAGCTTAGTAAGTACTTGTGCTACACCCATTGCCATAAGCAGAATCCCAAAGGTCTGCTGAGCCATACCTATTATTGTTAGAACGCTTCCTATCATCATTGCCTGATACGTGCCACCAGCTCGTTGGTAGGCTACTGCTATAGCGGATAATACCAGAGTCTCTAGTGTAAGCACTAAAGCTATACCAGTGAGGAATGCTAACTCTGCCCCCGCAACACCCAACCCAGCAGTTACTGCTGGAATCCCATTAAGTGTAGCACCGCCAGATGGTACTGCCAGTGCTATCGCCACTGCTATAAGTGCCACTGCTAATAGAAATATAAAGAATCCCCCTCCCTCTCGATGACAAGATACATCGACATCTAGTGATTCTTGCACCATACCAACGAACTGTTCCCCTGTAAGCAGTGCCGCGACATCCTTTTTTATGTAGCCCCTATGGGACCCATCATTTGGTACCAGCACCAAATCGCTGCCAATAACAGGCTGTATGGTATGTCTACAATCATCAATTTGGTTAACCATACTGGACTTCACAGTAGTTCCTAGATAATAGGCCAGGGTAAATGTAGTACCATCAGAGGGATCTGTAATTACCACTTTTTTAGGGACTAGATTTAAGTTATCAAGTATTTCTTGTATTACAGCAGAGCCTGCTGGATCACCGGCATCTACTTCCCTAGCGAATGTAAACCTAACCGTTGCAAGTACATCGTATGCGGGACGGCTCCCCGAGTGTGTGCTAATTACCTCTTGGCTAATTACATCAGCACTTCTAGTAAACAGTGTATTTTCAGTATCGTGTAGTGCTGCGAATACTACTTTAGACGAGTTGGTGTCATACTCTATCTGTCCGTTCAGAAATAAGAATGGCATATGTGGAGGAATGCGCTCACCACGCCCACCGCTACCGAGATACTGCAAGAATGTGTTGGACACAGCAGTGACTCCCCCGAGTACTACTTCTGCTATAGCTGAACTTGTCATGCTATGCACGCCTGTAGTATGCAGAACCTTAGATGCATTTTTGTATAATCTAGTCGTAAACACTACATCAACAGACACATCTGATAACTCCTTGTTAGTATGCACTAACCTTTCTGTGGGTAAGCCTTCGTTCACAACTGTGTACTCTCGCTTAACTGAATTGTTATTAATGTAGCTTACTACATCTTGAGTAGTGAGTGTAGGTGCTGCTATGTTATATGGTTTTAAGTATAAGTCTGCTTCATCTATCTCGCTTTGTCCATATTCAAGCAATGTATCATTTGATAGTCCTAGCATTTTATATATAGCTTTTATGTTAGTAGGTTGTACGTCTATCGTGGCTTGGTCTATGGAAGTATGGTGTAGAGATATCTCACTAAACACTTCCACACCTTCTATAAATTTAGTGGGGAAGTATCGCATAAATGTATTCTTGAACCGCAGATTACTAACCCAATCACCTACGATCGGGGAGGCTATATCAAAAGTCATATACATCGTAGCTACCTTTACTTATCTATGGTGCAGGTGTTATTTCATTTAAGTAATCAACAGCTAAGGACCACGCAGTAAATGCGGGTGTAGTCTTGTCGATATTATCTGTACTAGTTAGTAAACTAACCATATTTGCTGAACTATTTGCAACGTGCTGACGCATGTTGTCATCGAACGCTATCTCTTGTCTAATAGCAACATTTTCTTGAGCCTTAGTGAGCCCTGGAGTATTAGGAGCTAGGTCGGTAATTACATCTATCTTATTAGTAGTGTTGTCCACTGTCCATGTAATTACACCACTCTCTCTATAAGCTTTAGCTAGTGTAGCATACACAGACATCTTAACCTGCTGTTCTTGCTCCCATTTTGACCCTTTATCCGACATAGCTATTGTAGGTAATTTAGTCTCTGTTATTGCTGGTAGGTTAGCAAGCACTAGTCCATTCTCACGTACCATGTCTGATTGTACCTTCCACCCTTGTATCACAGCAAGTTGCTTATCAACTTCTGCCCTCTCAACTGCTTTATTAGTTGCTGTGGTATCTGCTTCTATTTTGAGCACATTAGCTTGAGCAGCTTCTGTATCAACTCTTAACTTAGTAAGCACGTATGGAGCATCTCTATTCTCCTTAGCTACACTAACAGCAGTTTGCATAGCAGCATTTGTAATGCTCACAGCCATCTCACTAACTAGCTTAGCAAGCATATCCGCTTTCTCTCTAGTTGAGAGCTGGTTACCTATACCTACTCCATCTATAGATGCATTACCTTCTATAGCACCGAAGTACTCTAGTAGGCTCTCTTTAGCCTTTATGTACGCACTATGCTTACCTGTAGATGTTTCCATCAGTGACTCATAGATTGTGGTTACATCTAAGTTAGGTAGTGTTTCTTTTACTACTCGTTGTGACATATCTTGTTCCTTTTATCTGTTGTTGTAATTATACCATAGTTACAATGTGACTTACCATCTATAGGTTTGAGAGTAAAGCTCTATTGTCAGTTCCATTAGCTGGTTGGATCATATCAGCCCCACTTATTACCACCTTTAGGAATCCTTCCCCAGATAATGTAAAATCCCCCGCGAATAATGTAATATACACGGAGTCAATGTAATCCTCAGTAGCACTATTAAAACTGGAAGTACGTGAGAAAGTAATTCCTGCCACCTCTCCTCCCCCACTGGGTATATTGCCAGTACCAAGTAGCGTACTGCCAATATATACCGCAACAGGTATAGTATTCTTCCACCCCGTGTAATCCGTAATAATACACAATAGAATAGGGTTGTATATACTTATACTAGTTCCTATGAGTGATGATGCTGCTCTGATAGGAGTTCCGTACGTACTAACAACTGACGTGGCATTGTACGCATAGAGATTAGTGTAACTTACCATCTCACTATAACTGGTGAGGGTATTAGTAAAGAACAGCGTACCTATGGCAACTGTTGGGTACCCAGCATCAGTAACTACCTGCAAATCACGTACCCTAATTGTAGAACTAACTAAATCAGTAGACGTAATAGTACCACCATTAATGCGTGCTCCAGTAATAGTACCACTATTAATGCGTGCTCCAGTAATAGTGCCAGTAGCAGTTATATTCTCAGCAAATACCCTATTAGCGAACACAGCATCTGTAGTAATCTTACCACCATCAATTGTAGTGATATTGGTATTGATAGCGGTAGCCACATCAGCTGGCAGCACCTTACTATCAGCTATTTCTTTTAATTTTGTACTAATAGCATTAAGAATCAACTGTCTTTCTGAGTAGTACATTCTAAATGAACCTCTAAAGGTGCTGCGGTTTATAGGTGTGTTAGTCGTCAAGTTTACATCTGCCAGCCATGTAGGAACTATAGGGTTACTAACTAACCACGCAACTCCCGCATTTAAGTAAGTACCTAAGTACTCTAAGGTCTCTCTATAATCTATAGCACTTACTGCTAGACCTGCTGCCTGGTCGGCTATTAATACTTGCTCAGTAACTAATATTTCCCACTCTTTACGTACTAAAGTTTTTTCTCCTGGATCTAGCACACTATCTGAAGCTATGTCAGTTAACTGAGTAAGTGCTGCTATAGCATTTTCTTTAGCATCTGCGGCTTCTGTCTGTGCTAGCTCAGCAGCATAAAATGCATCTGCAATTGTACCATCCCTAAGCGTGGTCCATGCCATACCGTTATAGTAGTGCGCTTCATTCTTATTATCAATATCAAACCATAAATCTCCTATATTGGCTCCTGTAGGTTGTGCAGTTTGGTAGAATGAAGTTATCTTTCCATCAGCTGTGGTCTGTGCATCTTGTGCAGCAGCAAGAGCAACAACAATACTTTTATCCTGAATTGTTAGCCAGGTTGTCCCACTCCATCTGTATGCCTGGTTATCATCAGTATCAAACCACATATCGCCTATGTCAGTACTAGAGTTTAATCCTGTTGGTGCAGCACTTTGATAGTACGTAGTAGTTGCACCATCTGCAGTGGCTTGAGCAGCTTGAGCAGCAGTCATAGCATTTAGTGCTGCAGTATTAGCGCTAGCTGAAGCAGTTGCAGTATCAGCTATTGACAGATCTCTAATACTTGCCCATGCGGCACCAGACCATCTATACGGATGATTTTTGTCATCGCTATCAAACCATAGATCTCCTAATACTCTTCCTACACTACTTGGGGCCGTAGTCTGATAGTACACATTTGGTTTACTATTAGCTGTACTTTGTGCTGTATCTACAAGGCTCTTTGCAATAATAGCTATTTTATCTAATAGTGCTTGTCTTGTTGTGTACACATTATTAAATTTAGACCTAAAGGTAGTACCTACTATTGTAGTATTACCTGATAGATTACTCCATAGAACAGGACTAGTCAATGTTGCTAAGTACGTTGTTAGTGCACCCACAGCATTGTCATAAGTAGTTTTTTCAGTTGTAATTCCATATGCAGTAGCTTGTGTGTCTATCCCCGCCTTCTCAGCTACTATCACATCTCTAGCAGCTATTACACTAGTTTTTTCTCCTGGATCTAGCACACTATCTGAAGCTATGTCAGTTAACTGAGTAAGTGCTGCTATAGCATTTTCTTTAGCATCTGCGGCTTCTGTCTGTGCTAGCTCAGCAGCATAAAATGCATCTGCAATTGTACCATCCCTAAGCGTGGTCCATGCCATACCGTTATAGTAGTGCGCTTCATTCTTATTATCAATATCAAACCATAAATCTCCTATATTGGCTCCTGTAGGTTGTGCAGTTTGGTAGAATGAAGTTATCTTTCCATCAGCTGTGGTCTGTGCATCTTGTGCAGCAGCAAGAGCAACAACAATACTTTTATCCTGAATTGTTAGCCAGGTTGTCCCACTCCATCTGTATGCCTGGTTATCATCAGTATCAAACCACATATCGCCTATGTCAGTACTAGAGTTTAATCCTGTTGGTGCAGCACTTTGATAGTACGTAGTAGTTGCACCATCTGCAGTGGCTTGAGCAGCTTGAGCAGCAGTCATAGCATTTAGTGCTGCAGTATTAGCGCTAGCTGAAGCAGTTGCAGTATCAGCTATTGACAGATCTCTAATACTTGCCCATGCGGCACCAGACCATCTATACGGATGATTTTTGTCATCGCTATCAAACCATAGATCTCCTAATACTCTTCCTACACTACTTGGGGCCGTAGTCTGATAGTACACATTTGGTTTACTATTAGCTGTACTTTGTGCTGTATCTACAAGGCTCTTTGCAATAATAGCTATTTTATCTAATAGTGCTTGTCTTGTTGTGTACACATTATTAAATTTAGACCTAAAGGTAGTACCTACTATTGTAGTATTACCTGATAGATTACTCCATAGAACAGGACTAGTCAATGTTGCTAAGTACGTTGTTAGTGCACCCACAGCATTGTCATAAGTAGTTTTTTCAGTTGTAATTCCATATGCAGTAGCTTGTGTGTCTATCCCCGCCTTCTCAGCTACTATCACATCTCTAGCAGCTATTACACTAGTTTTTTCTCCTGGATCTAGCACACTATCTGAAGCTATGTCAGTTAACTGAGTAAGTGCTGCTATAGCATTTTCTTTAGCATCTGCGGCTTCTGTCTGTGCTGCTGCGACACTAGATATCGTAGGTATATATGTACCAGAATCACTAATACTACTAAATGTTACTTTACCATTAAAATTCACATCACTACCAACAATGCTGAATGGTGTATGTCCTGTAAGACCATCGCTTATACTGAAGTTTGTAGCTTTTATCTGAAAATTACTAACTTCATTACTACCATCTGAGAACCCCCATCCAGTGATACTTCCATCAGGCCCTGTTATAAGTTTACTAGAACTTGCAGACCACTCATTAGCCTCAACAGCCACTCGTTCAACAGTAGTGAGCGCAACAGATACATCATCTACACTAGCACTTAGTGTGTCTAAGTATCCTGCAGATGCAATACCTGTACCATCAGGTGTTATCCCAATTGTCGTATACCCCTCAGACAACTTCGTAGCTGTTGCAGCTATACCTGTATTTACATCATCTACACTAGCACTTAGTGTGTCTAAGTATCCTGCAGATGCAATACCTGTACCATCAGGTGTTATCCCAATTGTCGTATATCCCTCATACAACTTCGTAGCTGTTGCAACTGTACCTGTATTTACATCAGTTAGCGTGGATGTGAGTAGCTCAACTTGCGTAGCACTAGCTAAGTTATTACTTGCATACACATCAGTTACATCTAATGCCCATGCCTCCACCTGGCCCTTAATTACCCCTAATGCATCAGTCTTTACTGCTTTAGCTAGCTCAGGAGATACAATTGTATCATACTGCTCTATGGCTACTGCTATATCACCTTGTAGTTCACTCTTAACTGTAGTTAAGTATTGTGATTGACTTACCACCTCATTCTGTACACTGGCAATACTTTGATTTACACCTAGCTCTATACTTTGAACTAGTACGTACAAGTCATTCACTAGTTGGCTAATATTAAGCGTACCAGCTGTTACTTGCGCTATTATTGCATCTGTAAGCCATGTAGGTACCCCATTGTGGATATTACCACTGTACACACCACCTGTACTCAGTACGTATGTGTTAGTCGATACCTCAGCTATTTTAGGAGTAGCTACATTTACATCAGTGGTGGTTACCTCAGTAGTTACCTCAGTGGTAGCACCACTTGTAACTAATGCGCTATCTGCAACCACTTCCATGTTTACACGCCTGTCGGTATAACATATATTTTATCAAGTATAGTGGTAATAGTTGGGGTGCTATCACTAAATGCTATTTTTATAATTCCTTGATATGTAGGTTTCAAGTAATACCCATCAGCCTTAGTCGCTCTTTTAGATTCGAATCCTGTACCATTATTAACTGCTATGCTATCTGCTTCTGTAATAGCCCCTCGTAGTACACCATTTTGAGAGTCTTCACTAGTAGGTACTGGTACTACCATAGTTATAGTATGTGTAGTAGTATCAGGATCAGTTAATGGGATTATCCCCATTGTAGCAGATATACAGGCATCCAGGTTTTGTGCTATAAACGTGTTAGCTTCTTTTACTTCTATTCTAAAATCAAACGCTTGGTTCTTTGGTATAATAAAGTCTGCCATGTATAGTCCTATAATTTTAATTATCTGTTTAGTTCAACCCTCCTAAGAGGATTGTATAACTAGATACGTTTGAGCAACTGCTCTTGTCTATGCGCTTCGAAGTCAGCTTCTGTCCAACCTTCTGTATGTGCTATACTAAAGCGTTTACGATTACGGTTAACTACTTCCTGGCCATCAGCATTCTTTACATTCTGTGCAAGTGTAATTTTTTTCAGTCTGATAACAGCCCCTTTAGGTAAGTACTGCATTCTGCCGTGTACTGGTACATTAGTGGTATACCCACCAATAACGGGGTTACCCCAACGAATTGCTACCGTACGGCCTTCTATATCTTCGTTTATTACAACTGAGGTATCATGGTCAGTAACTATTACCGGTATCATTGTATGTAGGTCATCAGCTTTAACTAATGCCTTTTCAACACTGTTATTTACTTTAACTGAGGCAGTATCATTTGCGGTAGTCTCTTTAACTACATCTACATTGTTGATGTCCTGCTTAGCTTTAAATGCTTCTAGTACTGCAACGTACTCTGCATTAGTAATCTTCTCAGGGTCTTTAGCTGCAGCTAGTGCTACATCCTCTAATTTTAGAAACGCAATCGCACCCTCTAATTCGGTCTTGTTCATTTTATCAAATGTTTTTTGTGCCATTATCTATCTGTCCTTTTGGTTGAGCTATACTCATTGCCATTATTTAATTTGACATGTATACATTACAGTCAACATACCTATTGGTGCTATGGTACTACATCTAGTACTACTATATCTCCGTTATTATACTATTGTTTATCTTAAGTTGGGTTGAAGTTTATGAGTGTGTAGCCGAAGCAAGCCGAAGCTTGCTACGTAAATAAGCACAGAACCACAGCCTAAGCTGCAGTTGTTACGCCTGTTCGTGTCGCAGTATAAGCGAGCATCTTGATACGCTCTGGTCTATATGGGAGGAATCCATAGCTCCACTTCGCTGAAACTCCACCTACCTCTCCGTACATGTCGTTATGTACATCAGCTTTAGGCATGATATGCTTAGCAGAAGTAGACTCGCCACCAAAACCAGTGATTGAGTAACTGTCATCACCAACAACTACCATTGCAAATACATCATAAAATGTACCATCAGTCTTAACTGTTTTGTATGCAGCAGATCTAGTTGCAGCATTTGCCAAGTCACCATCGGACGAGTCAGCTGTGCCTGTACCAGCACCTACACCAGTAGCAATAAACTGAACACCCACGGCGCTGGTAGGCGCACCAATCAATGTAAAGTCAGTGCTACCAACAGTTCTGATTACATACGTATCACCCACAATGAATGCACCAGCAGTTACAGTAGTAAGTGTGCCACCAACAGCAGCGCCTGCACCACGGTATACAGCAAGATCAGGAACAACAACAAAACGGAATGAGCCAATTGAGCCTTGCTCACCTTCAAGTAATGTAGTACCAGCAGCATACTTAGATTTTTCAACCCATACAAGTGCTCCACCAGGACCTGTGATTCTACGTAAAACTGGAATTGCTTCACGGTTCACATATGCAATGTACGCATCTTCAACTGTAACAGTATCAATCAAATCTACACCTTGTAGGATTTCAGTATCCAATGGAACATCATCACGCTGTAACTCTTGCTCGAATGCAGTAAGTGCCTCATATGTAAGTGTATCCATACCATCCATATCAGACATATCAACAACATATGCTTTAGTTGTAGATGGCATCATGTTAAGTTCAGCAGCAGCTAAAACAGAGTTTTGAACTTGCATTTCTTTAAGCTCAATAACAGCACGAGAAAGATCTTTAATCTTAGTAGCTACTTGGCCCATACGTGAGTCTAGCTCCACAGAACGAACAGTATACTTAGAAGCAATACCATGGAACGAAATCTTAGCACTAACTAGTTTACTAGAACTATTTAGTAAGTTAACAACTCCACCCTCTTCGGGTAGTTCGGCAAGTGGTCCAGTAGACGTGTTATAACCAGCAGCACCATTCAAGATAGAACCAGCAGTAGACTTAACTTCTTCACCGGCTTGTAAAGCAGCAACAGCAGCAGCGCGTGCAGCAGTTCTAGCATCAGCAAGTGATACAGACCCATCAGATGCAAGGTAATTCTCTACATTGTAACGTTGAACAACTAACCCTGTAGCAGAAACAACACGAGCATACTCGTTCTTGATTATAGATGCAACAGTAGCATCAACACCACCATCTACCATATTATCTTTATGTAGCATTGGAAGTTTTACTTCTTTAGTCAACGTGTCACCATGATTTTTTGGCATAGCCACTTTGTTAGAACGGTTAGAGAAAAATCTCTTACGAGCTGGCATTTCAACTATAGCTTTAGTTACGAACTCTGGTGTAAACTGTCTTTCAATCGTGTTTGAAGTTGTTCCACCATCATTAAATGTACTTGTGATACCCATTTTATGGATCCTTTATATTATTTCTTTCCCATCATCATTCTATCTAGCATATCTGCAATCTCTTTACCACTTAAGGCCATAGGATCGTGTTTACTAGGTGTAGTGACAGTACTCTTAGGTTTGCTAGCAGCGGTTGCTTTTTCTCGCTCTGCTTTAGCCTTCTCATTTCGATTTTTATTCACCTTGGCCTTGTACTCCTCAACAGCTTTAGTGGCTATTTCAGCCGCTTTAGCAGCAGCAATAGCCTGTGTATCAGCTGCTACTGCTACAGGAGGAGTTACCACTTTTTGTACAGGTGCTGTTTCTCGGTTAAGCTCAGTGATAGCGGCTCTGTACTTATCAACCATCTTCATGCCTGCGAACCTATCATCGAGTACGGATAAGGAGGACACCTTATCCATAACTACATCATAGGTGCCATCAGCCATCTGCATTATAAGGTCTTTTTGTACAGCACTATTACCAATGAACTCTTTGAAGCTATCATCATCCCACTCTTTTAATACAGTAGTATAGATTTTATCTTCAACTCCATAGGATTTAGCTACATCTAATGCGTCTTCTATAGCTAGGGCATCTCGACTAGAAGTTTTAGGAGCTGCCGCATACTTAATAGAGTCCATATCCAATTCCATTGGATCTACACCTATGTTAGCCATATGCTGCTTTAATGCTTCCTTATCACCATCTATCAAGCTCATAGCAAGATCAAACTTTGTCGGATCATCTAACATGCCACGGTCTTTTAACGGACCCATGTATGGACGATACGCTTTGAATCCTGCCATCTTTTCACTATAGTTATATGCCATTTGCTGCGCTTGGATAATCTTTTGGGGGTCTTTGAATCCCTCAACTTCTTTACCATTAGCTTTGAACTTTACACCAGCGACTTTTTCATAGAACTCAGTAGCTTCTTTAGATTTCTCTAATAACTCTGCATACTGTTTCTGGTAGTCAACAGCTTCCGTTGTCTCTACTGCTGAGCCGGTCTCAGTCGTATCTGTTTCTTTGCTGTTTTCTGTAGTAGTTAAGGCTTCCTTAGTCGTACCTTCATCCTCCACATCTAAACTATCAGCATCTACTGGAGTGTTTTCCTCACCTTCATTTTCAGCACCTTCATCAGTATCCTGGCTAAGCTCGGCAGCTTCACCATCCGTTTCTGCTCCAGTATCATCATTTTCAGTGTGATCTGTGTCCTCGTTGTTAGCATCTAAATCCTCAGTAATTTCAGAGGAGTCATGTTCATGGTTACCTCTTATCATTGCATCTAATTCATCTGCTACACTATCGTATGTTTTTGCCATTATTATATACCCTCTTTACCTGATTGTATATCAAGTAGTAATTGTTTATTTTCTGCTACAAGTCTATCAGCATTAGCTGCTGTAGTTAACTGCATCTGCAGGAATTTACTAAGATATCGTAATGACTTCAATTCAACTAATGTTTCAGTTTCTAACTCTTCAGTTATGGTAGGGTCTGTAAGCTTAACAGCTATACCAGCTGCATATTCTTTTAGAAGCCCATCAAGAATAACTATTTTGAAATTAGCATTTTCATATAATTCTTTAAATGCTTTAGCATACGTAGCTTTAATTTCTAGCTCTTCTATTTCTTTTACTAATGCATCAATGCACTGCCCCATAGTAGTATCTGATTCGAAGTTAGTTGCAGTTGCATCCATTGCTTGACTCATCCCGTATCCTTTTAATTATCCAACCCTAAGCTGTCATACTAGAATTATACTAGAGCTAACCTTAATTCTTTATTAGGACATCATCCCTTGTATAGTAGCTTTTGCCCCACCACTAATGTTTGGATCATTCATAACATCCATAGGATTAACTTGCCCACTACGTACAGCCTCTATAGCATCTTGATCTAGACTCATTGACCGCATAGTGGGGACCACTTGCCCTAATCCTTGTTGGACCGTTGGTGGTACCATGCCATCATTTACCTGACGTACTGTCCCAAGCCCTGTACCACTATTTGTTCTAACTCTCTCCACTATCTCTGCATTCTTTCTATTAGCGGTGTCTACTGTGAACTCTGCTTGTGGAGGCTGTGGTTGCCCACCAAGTTGCCCTAGCCCTTGCTCTGTCATATCTCCAACCATATTAATTACCACCTTGTTTTTTGGTTACGTGTGCCGACCGTTTTTAGATGATTCTTAACAGTAGCAGCATACTCTAAATCTTGAATTTCCCTCTCACGGGCACTGCCACTATCTACATCAATAAACTTCTGATCTAGTACATCTGCCTCACTCTTAGCTTTCTCAGCCATAGCTAACGCTAATTCAGCTTGAGCCGCTCTTAACTCTGCTTGTGCTAGTTTGTTCTTAATATCAGCTTCCGTATTCTCTATCATTCTGCTTGTGCGTTCTTCTACTAAACTTTGTTTAGCAATCATATCCATCTTCAGCATTTCATTTTGGAGCCTAGTATTCTCATACTGCATCTCTTGTATCTTAATCTGCATTGGATCTGGCTCTGGTTCGTACTTCTCATATTCTTCTGCTAAGTCTGGCTGATACTGTAATCTAAGTATCTTACCCATAGTCTTAGCATACAACTTAGGAGGCATACTAGCAGCATTAGTCTGTAGTAGCATCATTAATGACTGAGCTTGTTGGTCATCTTTCTCAGGTGTACTGATACTAATTCGCAAGTCAAAGTCGCCTTGTAAGTCATCTCTGGCTATCTCTACAAACTCAGTATCCGTTATTCTAATAGTCTGCTTTTCATCCATATACGCTTGGTTCATGCTAATAACCATCTTAGCCATATCCACAAATAGTGTGCTCATTCTGCGTAGTACAGATAGCTCACGTTTAGCTGTGCCATCTAATGACATCTTAGCTAGCCCTAGCCCCTGTGCGCCATTGGTACCCCCAAACGGCCTAGTGCCTGTTAGATTCTCTGCCTCTTGTGTGTTAATCTGCATAACTTGTAGTATTGAACTGTCTATTGGATCTACTGAGCGCCTATGTATAGCACGTTTAGGGTCCATGTGACTATTGAAGTATACTGTATTACCTTTCTCATACTGATTTTTATCTGCTATAGTACTAAAAAAGTTAGCATCTATGAACTCCTGCCCAGTAGCCGCTGTGCTAGTTATGTCGTGCATAGCCCTAGTCATCTTACCATTTGACTCTTGGTTATCAGCCAGTAGTACAGCATCTGGCTCCCCACGAGTGCTTCTCAGCACTGGCATATAGTATGCTATACTAAATGGTAGTCTCTTATGTGGGTATGGGTTCTCTTCTAGTCTAATCAGAGTACTTCCCACCCATTCTGCAACTATACTAACTAATACACCATCACCTTGCACATCCCAGTAGCCCCAGTACTCGATTGCTTTGAACTTCTTTCTAGCCTTATCACTATATACGAAGTTACTGTAATCTTTGGACTTATTCTCAAAGTAAGCTACATCTGAATCGGCTGCAATTGCTTCATCTATGTTTTTGTAGTACCCTCTAGTTGAACCATCTGGGAGCTCTTCATACTTATTCTTAATTAGCTCTGCCCAACTAGTATCATATTCATGCCATATGAACCCGGCTAAGTTTAAGTCTCCCTCACAGTTTGGGTCTATACCTACGTTAGCGCCGTCCAGTACTGTATGCGTAGGCTGATTCTTAGTAAGTACTTCCTCTTCCTCTTCGTAGTCTTCTACACCGATTTCCATTGGTTGGCCACTAGTAATCATATCCTGTGCCTGTTCAGGTGTCATTTGGCCTGACTGTACCGCGGCATCTATTATCTGTAAACTATCCTCAGCAGACGCAAATATCGGGCGTTGCTTAGTGACCATTTTCATTTCGTACTTGGATTCCCAGCCAGTCTTGACTATTACAGTACCTTCATCTTCGAATACTCTAGCTACATCCCCAACTAGTTTTACTTTATTAATCAACGTCTCATACTGGTAGTTAATTAACATTGAGTTCTGGTGTGCAGCAGCAGCGTCTCTAGGACCACGTGGCATTATTTGGAACATATTAGGTGTGTTTAAGAAGGGTTCCTCTAGTGCAGGGTATTTCCACTCCTGGTGCTTACGTACCATCTTAGGACGTATAGCACTTTTACCTGGTTTCACCTTAACAGGTTTTCCACCCTGTTTTAGTATCTTGTATGTTTCTAAGTCTGATCGTATCTCATCCTGTATACCAGAACTAGCCTCTACATCCGCATTTAGCTTGAGGTAATCAGGGCAGTTTTTCCATCCAGGCTGCAATACGTCACTCTTCTTTCTAGTACTCATATAAGTATCTCCAATTGTCTTCATGTCGGTATTACATTACTTCTAGTATAATTATACCATCTTCTATACTATCTAAGTATTAGTTATGCAAATTTTAGCCTACTTCTGCTTTCAACTACCTTTAGTGTATACAAGCCCAGCTTATCTTACAGGATTTCAGCACTAACTTCTTCATTGGTATTAATAGCAGTAGTAACCTCGGCACGCTGTTTATAGTAAGCTATTGGTATAGCTTCTTCAAATAGTCTATGGTTACTATTTGGTAGTTGTGCCTTGAATCTTTTAGCTTTAGAGTTCTTTCGTTCTCCCTACCTTTTTGAATTGCAGAGTGTACCCAGCCAGCTTCGTTGTTATTCCTATCAAAGTACTCGGCTATTAGTTCAGTAAACTCACAGTGCTCATACACCCATAGTAGGTACTCAAAATTACTGACTTTTTCATACCTAATTTCAGAGTCACCAGCACAGCCTATTGCGTGAAAACTCGTTTTGTCTGAACCTATAGCTTCACATAGCTTAACACTTCTGTACCCACTACTTACATCTATAATTCCGAAGTTATCTCTTGCTGGTTGTAGTATCTTTGCACATAAGTATTTCATGTTTTCTATGTGCGCTGATGTAGGCACATTATCTATGCCCAATCTTATAGCAGTATTTGATTTTACGAACGATTTTAGTGAGAAGTTTTTAGATAACATCATTTATTTTGCCCTATATGTTTTTAGTACTAATTCATGCTCTGCAAGGCACTCCATTATCCCGTCAACCTTTTCTGTTAGCGTGCTATTACTATCTATGTAGCATTTAACTTCTGGTAGGACACATGGTGTAGCTATTATCTTTTTAACTACTCTATCTTCATAAATAATTTGCTTGCTAGTGCATCCCCCCATTGTTAATGTAGTTAACAGCATTATTAATCCTAATTGTAACAGCTTCAATCTCATTACTCTTTACCTCCTGCTCTATAAATTTGTATAGCACTTCATAGCGTACTTTTGGTGGCTTTAAAACTTCCGCTTTGTACTTCTCATCCATATCGTTGTATATAGCGCCCAACTGCTCATTAGCCTCGTTCACTTCATTTAGGGTTGTGTTAAGGGCTTTATAGTTACGCTCACAAGTTCTGCTGATTGCTTGCATATCACTTAGGTCTTTCGTAGTCTCTAACAGTTCTGATTTTAATGAGCTTAGTTTACTCTCGTAAGTGACTACACTAACTATGAACACTAGCAGTACTCCTACTGCTGCTATTATTTGTATTTTATCGAACATCACCTGTTCCTTCAATTGAGGTAGTTGTCACATTACGAAGGACTATTCCAATCCCAGATATCAACATAAGCACAAACCCATAGTAATTCCCTAATGTATTTTGCAGCAGATGTAAGTTAATCTCAACCATGCCTATTATTCCCAAGCTTATATTAAACCAGTGAAATTTACTCTTGTACCACTTCTTCATTTGATTATCACCAGACTTAACACAGCTCCTAGCACTGCAAGGAGAATTAATTTATTGACCCACCCTAACGCACTATCAATTCTACTTATTCGCTTATGTGCAGAGGTAGCGGCCGGGCACCCATCTAGCTCATGTTTTTCTTTAGCTGTCTCTAGTTTTCCTACCCTTGTGCACACTCCACTAAATGACTCTTTGAGGGACAGATCCATATTGGAGAATCTCTCCATAAGGATATTTTGTGTATTAAGCATTCCTGTTATACCTTCCACCTTTCGATTAGATGAGCTGATGCCATTTGCCAATTGGTCTATACTATTAGCTACTTGCTCAATAGATATTTCCAGTTTATCTATCTTTTTGTCATGGTCATATAATAACCGTTGCTGCTCATCCATCACTCTAATATCCTTACTTAAACTTATCGTACACGTATTGTACCATTATTTCGTTATTTTGTATAACTTATTAACTCTGTTATTGCTAAATATAGTGCATTTGGGCTAGTTTTACTAGGCACCAGATCCATTACCAACCCAATTTGTTGTAGTGCTTTAGTACTTACTTCAGAGCAGAACTCCTTGTCAGGATCGTCTGCGTTTTTAAACACAAACCCAAAAACCCCTAAGTAGTCATACTTTTTTCCAATTTGTGATTCACAGAAGCTTCTTACTATTATTTCCTCTTCACTAGTTACACTTAGAGGTAATCTTATCCAAGCTTTACCAGTCATGCTATGTTTCTTGAATCTAGTAGTATTTTCATACTGACTAGCACTAAACATCATACCATCGCTGAATAGTATTTCACAATGACTTACTGAATCTCTCCATTTACCATTAAACTTATCTTTAGTGCTTGAAGTCCACCAACGTATCAGTTTATTACCTAAATGACCATAATGGTTCCCATAGAATACTACTTGCACACTACTTCCTCAGCTGTGTAACCTGTTGGGTAATTTCGTAGTATACCATTAGTAATTGATTCAACTTTTATCTCTTTTACTGCTTTACCATTAGCATCTTTAATTACTACTATCATACTAAACCCTTAACAATTTCACCAACTTTTTGTATAGAGAGAACTAATGCCTGTTTTAGCTCATCTAAAGTCACTAAGGTAGGAACATTATCACTCATAACCCATTCTGTTTCTGTAATGTTTAGTAATGTAGCTGCTTGTATAGCTGCCATTATATTCACTTGGTCCTTAGCTCTGCCATCAAATACCTTACCATTTACAGTTACTGTAATAGAGTTGAGGGCTAATTGCTTGGCTGCTTTTGCCTCTCTTGAAGTAATGCTAAGCAATTCTATTGCAGCTGGAGCACCATAATCTGGCTCTTCCCCTTCTATAAAATCAAGCTCAAACTTAGGCAAATCTATCCAAGTATCTCCCTGACTAACGTGCCAATCTAGAGCCTCTTTAGATATCTCTCCATACTGTGTTCCCGTATATTTACCGTGTTTATTTATTATTGTTATCATTTTTTACCCTATTCTATTTATATAGCCGTTGGCAGAGATTGTACCTGCCGCCACATTGCATTTTGCACCAGTGCCTAAGTTTGTCCAAACTCCAGCGCCGTTCGTTATTATACCTCCAGCTAAAATTCTTACTAATTCTACCGTACTCGCTGTGGTGTTTGAACATACCATAACATACGCAGAGATTGTGCCTGCTCGTGCATGTGCTGCGTAGCTACTATTTGAACTATTTGTCATATTCTCTGCTGAGATTGTACCTCCTGCTCGTGCATGTGCTGCAAAGCCAGTATTTGAACTATTTGTCATAGCATACGCAGAGATTGTACCTGCTCGTGCATACGCTGCATGATAACTATTTGAACTATTTGTCATAGCATACGCAGAGATTGTACCTGCTTGTGCATACGCTGCATGATAACTATTTGAACTATTTGTCATAGTAGATGCTGAGATTGTACCTTCTTGTGCGTACGCTGCAAAGCTACTATTTGAACTATTTGTCATAGTAGATGCTGAGATTGTACCTTCTTGTGCGTACGCTGCAAAGCTACTATTTGAACTATTTGTCATA